AACTATGGTACGACAACAATGTTTCTAATACAAACATTGATATGTTATATCAAAATGCTGGTGCATGGGCAACTTACACAGGTGATGTACAATTTGCCGCAAGTGCTCCAACATTACAAAGTGATTCAACAGCATTAGCAACTGGCGATCTTTGGATTGACAGCAGTGACTTAGAAAACTTCCCTGTAATATACAAAAGATCAGCCGCAAGTGCTTGGGTATTAGTAGATAATACAGACCAAGTTACTTCAGATGGTATTGTCTTTGGAGATTTCAGAAAAAGTAGCACAGACAGTTTATTATCAACAGCAAACGGACTTCCAAATCCTGCATTATACCCAGTGGGTACATTAGGATGGAACAAGATGGCTTCAGTTGGTAATGTTAAGCAGTATGATTCAGTTGCAAGTATTTGGAAAGATGCTTCCGGTAACAAATTAGACGGTTCACCATACATGATGCGTAAAGCACAACGTAGAGCAGTTGTTAAAAAGTTACAGTCAGTAATGGCAACTAACCAAGACATCAGAAATGAAACTAACCGTTTCAACTTAATGGCAGTTCCAGGATATCCTGAACTTGCAGACGAGATGATTAGTTTAGGTACTGAAAGAAAAGAAACAGCATTCTCAATCATTGACACGCCATTTAGATTGGCCTCTGACGCAACAAGCACAAAAAATTGGGCAACCAATAATGCTAATGCGGCAGGCAATGGAGAAGATGGATTAACTTCTACAAGTCCTTATGCAGGTACTTATTACCCACATGGATTAGCAACAAACTTAGACGGTACAAACGTTATGGTTCCTGCTTCACATATGGCACTAAGAACTTTTGCGTTTAATGATCAGGTTGCTTTCCCTTGGTTTGCTCCAGCAGGATTCCAAAGAGGATTAGTTAGCAATGCTACAAGTACTGGTTACTTAGATGCAAAAACAGGTGAGTTCCAAACAGTTAGTTTAAGTGAAGGACAGAGAGACAGTCTTTACAGTAATAAAATTAACCCAATTGGAAACTTCCCAGGAAGAGGAATTGCAGTATTTGGACAAAAAACTCTTAACCCATCAGCAAGTGCGTTGGATAGAGTTAACGTTGCAAGACTTGTGGTTTACATCAGAGAGCAACTTGACGATGCAGTTAAGCCGTTCTTATTTGAACCAAATGACTCAGTAACAAGAGCAAATGCTAAATCTGTAGTTGATAGATTTATAAGTCAGTTAGTATCTCAAAGAGGTGTTTATGACTTTATCACAGTATGTGATACTTCTAACAACACGCCAGCAAGAATTGATGCAAACGAATTGCACATTGACATAGCGATACAGCCTGTCAAAGCAGTTGAGTTTATATACATTCCGATTAGAATTCAAAATACTTTGGGTTCAACAGCATAATTATACGTTAAGTATATACTTTAAAGGGCTCTTAGGAGCCCTTTTTTTATGATAAAAATAAGATTTCATTAAAACAAGAGTTAATGGAAATGCCATCAATCTGATAAATAAAGTATATAATAAAGTTCATAGGAGAACATGATGGCGGACAATACCCCAACAAAAAATAAATTCGGTGTACCATTAAGTAATGAAGCAGGAGTAACTGGTTCAGGTATCTTAATGCCCAAATTAAAATATCGTTTCCGTGTAACTATGCTTAGTTTCGGCGGTGCATCAGAAACTAAAGTACTAACTCAAAATGTTCAGAACGTAGCAAGACCAAAACTATCTGTTGAAGAAGTTATGATCGACAGTTACAATTCAAGAAGTTACTTACAAGGTAAACATGCTTGGGAACAAATCACACTAATGGTTCGTGATGATATTACTAACCAAGTAGCAAAGTCAGTTGGATCACAGGTACAAAGACAACTTAACCATTTCCAACAAACTACTCCAGCCGCAGGCGGAGACTACAAGTTTGATATGAGCATTGAAGTTCTTGATGGTTCTACAGCAGAACCTACAGAGAGTTGGTTTCTTGAAGGATGCTTCTTAACTAACGTAGACTACAGTGAAGCAGATTATTCAGTAAATGATTTTGTTTCAATTCAGATGACAATACGTTATGATAACGCAACACATTATCAAGGTGATAACAACCTTAATGGTAGAATTGCTGAAGGTCAATTATTTGATTCTAATCCGATAGTAGATAACACAAACGTAAACGTTTAATACAATGACGGAGAGTCCCGTAAGTGAAAGTTAATAAGTATGTTGGACCACATTCCAACCCACGATTTTACGCAAGGGACTTCCGAAATGCTTACAGATTTCGACCGGATGTAAGTCCACCCAGGCAGAAATTTCAAGGCTATGTAAATTTTGTTTACAACCGCGATGTTTTGCAATTCCTTGCAAACAACAATATGACATTTAAGACAAGTATGAGCAGTTTGGTAAGAACTGCTACCTTGCCTTCTATGACGTTTAATACTGAAATTAAAAATCAATATAACAAGAAAAAAATTGTTAACAATAGTGTTGACTTTAAACCTTGTCAGGTTACAGCACTTGATACTGTTGATAACGAGTGGATTACTATATTAATGAAGTACTATGCTTACATGTATATGAATCCTCGTAATAAAAACAAGTTTGGTGATAGAGATATTGAATTAAACAAAGACAATATAGATGAACTAATTGGTTCCTCATTTGGCGGCGATACTTTTAATAGTAATGAAATGGGTTTAAATTTACAACGTGAAGCAAACTTTTTTGATAGAATAGATATCATTTTGTATGCAGGTTCAAAAGGCGTACAATATAGTATGATGAAACCTTTTATAACTGATATTACTATGGGGTCAGTTGACTATTCAGATAGTAACTTTTTGGACTTTCAACTATCATTTGATTACGAAAACTTTGCAGTATACGATAAATTAAACTTTGATCTAAGTGAAGTTGATCTCGACAGATTTGAAGATATGCCAGACGGTTATGTTTTTGCTGGAGACGATTCAATAATTAAACCATTAGGTTTAGATGTAGAAACAGATATGGAATTCCTTGGAAACAAAGCCTCAAACTTTAGTGGTGGTGGCGCAGATAAACGTCCAAGAACAGCACAGCCAATTGCACCTAAGTTTGATCCAAGTAAAGGAACCACAGACAAAGAAGACGGTTTCTTTGATAAGTTACTTGATACAGTAGCCGGTGTTGTTGCAACAAAGCCAACATACGATGATTATAAAGATACACTTAAAAATAAAGCAGTATCAGAAATAGGTGACTCAATAGTAAATGCATTCACAAGAGGTGGAGATTAATGTCAGCAAGTTTATATACTACATTCGGTAATGAAGTTAAGTATGAATTTAGACAAGGTGTACTAACAGCATATTTAGAAAATTCCACAATTAATTTTCCGTTACCAGAAGCAACATCGGAAGTTTTAGCAAATCTTGCCGCACCAAAAGGAACAGCAATTGATCCACAAGTGCTAAGCCTAATTCAAACTAAACTTGAAGCAATTGGTTTTAAGAAAGGAAATGCTAAAGCAATGGCAAGTGTATTAATACAAGTTGGTAAAGTACAAGGCGTACATCCTACAACTTATTTTGATATGAATAACGATACTCTTAATTTAACAATTGATGCATATAAGGCCGTTAATGCAGTTAGGCCAGCAGGCAACAAAGTTGATTTAAAATCACCGTTATTAAACGCAAACAGTCCCTCTTCGCAACTTATTGCACATTAACTAAATACTTATTATGAGTAAGTTTATGCAAGGGTCATTTGAAGTTAGTAATCCCCAAAAATTTGTAGGCGGAAAAGCACCTTACTATCGTAGCAGTTGGGAGTTAGCATTTATGCGAATGTGTGATGCACACCCTAACATTACTAAATGGGCAAGTGAGAATGTTAAAATACCTTATCAAAATCCTTTAACGGGTAAATATGCAAACTATGTACCAGACTTTATGATACAGTATACTGATAAAGATGGTGCTAATCATGTTGAACTAATAGAAATTAAGCCAGCAAATCAAACCACAATGGAAAATGCAAGAGGTCAAGGACAAAAAATGGCTACTATTGTTAATGCGGCCAAATGGACTTCCGCACAAGAATGGTGCAAACGTAAAGGCATACGTTTTAAAGTTATCAACGAAGATCAGATATTCTCTAACAAAAAACCTCGTAATAAAAAACAACGTATTACAAAGAAAAGAATAAAATGAAAATTAAAGATATTATAACAGAAACTATCGAAGCATCACAAGACATGAATGCTCTGCTGAAAGGCATTGAAGCAGACTTAAAACAACGTGCTAAAGATTTAAAAAAGTTACCAAAGAAAAGCATATACAGTGAAGATGTAGTAGACGGAAACTTTCCTAAACAACAACATGACAGAGAAATGCAACAAGGCATTGAACGTGAACTTAAAATGTATAAAGTACTTGAACGTTTAGCACAGATGTGGTGGAACAACGATATGTCTCCAGCAGTAGAACAAAAGTTAGCAGACATGGGTTGGGAAGTAGGCGAAGACGAAGGCTCAGATACTCCCAGTGTGTTTGTGATTGAGATAGGTGACGAAAATGGTAACAGTTATATTAGTTGGCCTATAGAACAATTAGAGAAGGATGTAGTAGAAAACTTTGCTGACGGTAAGAAGAAAGGTAAAAGTCGTCCAGGCAGAGTAAAGAAGTCAGGCGCCAGTTGTAATGGTTCAGTTACAAGCCTACGCAAAAAAGCAAAAAACAGCAGTGGTGAAAAGGCAAAGATGTATCATTGGTGTGCCAACATGAAGTCCGGTAAAAAGAAATAACTAATAAATAGCAGTATGACTAAGAAACTCGAAGAAGAATTTAATCTACCTCCTATGAATGAAGAATCTGAAATAGAGGAAGTTACGCCTACAGTTGAAGCATCAAAAACACAGATAGAAGAATACAAAGAAGCATTGTCTGTTAGCGAAAAAGTTAATTTAGCATTTAACGAAGTTAAAGGTTTAGAAGTACACGATACTGAAATGACAGATATTGCCAAAGAGGCAATGGACAGTTATAGATCTCTTATGGACCTTGGTATGAATGTTAGTGATATGGCGGCTGGTAAAGTATTTGCAGAAGCAAGTAATATGTTAAAAATAGCCTTAGATGCCAGTGATGCTAAAACACAGGCTAAACTTAAACAGATTGATTTAATGATCAAGAAAGAAAGAGTTGATAAGTTTGGACAAGCAGATAACAGTACAAGTTCTCAAGGAATGCAGGCTACTGTATTTGATCGTAATGAATTATTAAACATTATGAAAGATGCCCATACTGAAGCTCAAAAGAATCTTAAGTAGAGTTACTTTAAAAAATTGTTAAAAGAAGATAAATAAGTGTAAGAAGGAAGCAATTAGCAGGTATTAAACAATGAATTTAAAACAATTAATAACAGAGTCTTTTAATAAAGAATACGCATATAGAGTAAAATTTGCTCATAATTGCGGAGCAGTGGAAATGGAAATGCTCGAGCAATGTTTATCAAAGTATAACTTTGTAAGTGCGGCTCCTTTTAAAAGAACACCAATTGAAGAAAATCCGCAAGAATTTTATAGAGCTAAAGGTGTTAAATTTATATCAGAAGTATGTAGTACAGACATTGTTCTTAAGTACCCAGTCAATCCAAGAATCCTCGAAGTATGGTTAGCAGTAAATGTAGGATTGGATCATGAACGAGTTATAGCATACGGTGTTAAAGAACCGAGACGTCTTGAATCCGAAATTGCCGCTGAAAGATTAGTAAGTGATACAGATAGAGAAGTAACTGAAGAAGATGCTTTACTCAACGATGAGAGCATGGAGCATTATGAAGCACAACAAGACGGACTTGATTTTAGTGACTCTTTCTTTGGTGAAGAATACAATGCTAAGTTCTTAGAAGAACTACAAAAAATTAAAGATGAGAAAGGTGCAGATTATTTCCGTAACTATCCAAGCAAAGATGAATTAATGGGTGACGATGTTAGAGCTACTTATGATGACATTGTTAACAATCCAAATATGGGTCAAGGACAAGAGACAAAGCATGTGTCAATGAATCCACAGAGTTTAAAAGGGTCTGTATAATGGATAAAATGAGTGAAGCAATGAGCGATGTTTATGGTCAGGATGAAGCACAATCTGAACCTGTAACTGGCTCAGTTGAATTCAAACAACACAAGAACACTGATAAAGGTTCAGTAAGTATAGAAGCAAGTGCAGACGATATGCAAGAACTTGCAAAAGTATTAAAACTTGCAGGATTAACATTACCAAGTGGTATGAATGCAGATCAAGACCCAATCCAACCTGAACCTGATCATCATGATCATGAAGTTGACGTTGTGGACGTATCAGTTGATGACGAACCATCACCATGTGGTAGTTCAGATGACGTATCATACAGTACTGATAAAGAAGTATTGAAAAATTTCCTACAAGCACAACTAAAAAACAGACTTTCGTAAGCACTTTAACCATAAATATATAATATGGCAAAAGGAACCGCAGATACCACCCTGGTAAAACAAGGCTATGCAAAATTAGCCTACACTCCAGACACAATGGAAGACTTCACTAATTGTGCCCACCCCTATGACGGGGCATTGTATTTTATGACTAACCATGTTAAAATACAACATCCTACTAAAGGCTCCCTAAGTTTTGAACCGTTTCCATACCAATACGAATTAATTAAAAATTACAACGATTATAGATACAGTATAAACATGCTGGGCAGACAGATGGGTAAGACCACTGTAGCGGCAGGTTACTTACTTTGGTATGCTATGTTTAAACCAGATAGTACAATACTTGTTGCGGCTCACAAGGCGGCAGGTGCCGGTGAGATTATGCAACGTATACGATATGCATATGAAAGTTGTCCTGATCATATTAGGGCAGGTGTAACAGAGTACAACAAAGGTAGTATAAGTTTTGATAATGGTAGCAGGATTGTAGCAAGTACAACAACTGAAAACACTGGACGTGGTATGTCCTTAACACTTATCTACTTAGACGAGTTTGCGTTTGTGCCTCCTCGTATTGCTAAAGAGTTTTGGGCATCATTATCACCTACACTTGCTACAGGCGGTAGAGCAATTATTACCAGTACTCCAAACAGTGATGATGACACTTTTGCTACAATTTGGAAACAAGCAAATAGAACATTTGATGACTCAGGCGAAGAGAAAGATGTAGGTACTAACGGATTTAAGCATCTATTAGCAACTTGGTCAGAACATCCAGAGCGTGATGATGCATGGGCATATGAAGAACGCAGTAGAATTGGTGAAGAAAGATTTAGACGAGAACATGAATGTGAATTTGTTATTTACGATGAAACATTAATATCACCTCTTAAACTATTAGAGTTGGAAGGTGCTGATCCACTAATTAGAATGGGTCAAGTACGTTGGTATAAACACCCATCACCAGAATGTATGTATTGTGTTAGTTTAGATCCAAGTGCTGGTACTGGTGGCGATAATGCCGCAATACAAGTTCTTGAATTGCCAACAATGATACAAGTAGGAGAATGGTCAAGTAATAAAGTTCCAATTGAAGGACAAGTAAAAGTCATGATGGAAATCATGCAATATATTAAAGAATGCAGTGGCTATCAAATTTATTGGACAGTTGAGAATAATAGTATTGGTGAAGCGGCACTTGTAGTAATACGTGATACCGGAGAAGAAAACTTCCCAGGTGAGATGTTACACGAGCCGAGAAAAATACAAGGTAAAAAAGGACGTAAAGGTTTCCATACTACACACAAAAGTAAAATGGAATCATGCTTAGTATTAAAACGATTAGTCGAAAATGATAAGATACACATAAAAAGTAAAGCATTAATTAGTGAACTTAAAAACTTTGTAGCCAGAGGCAATAGTTTTGGCGGCAAACCAGGAGAGTTTGATGACCTTGTAATGAGTTTAACACTTGGTATTAGAATGGTAGAATTTATTAGCACATTTGAAGATGATGTGTACAATGTTATTAACAGTAGTCTCGGATTAAGCGACATGGATTGGATGACAGGAGACAATGATGCTGACGAACCTATGCCAATTAGCATTATTTGATAAATAGTTGTATGGCAATTAATTATAATTTAGTATCAGAAAAAATATTTAACCTTTTGAGAGGCAAGGGATTCGAAGTCTCAAGTTATAACAAAGAAGGTGATATAGTTGTGAATCCGCAAGAAGCAACAAGATTCTTAACACAAAGACCAAACCTATTAGTAAGGTTAGATAGAACTAAAGAAGAAATTAGTTTATCAGTAGGTAAGCAATTAGACGACGATGGAATTAGATTAAGTTTGAAAGAACTTGCACAAGACAATTTAATGTCGTTTGATTTTAGAATTTTTGATAAAAAACTTCAGCCTAAGGGTGAAAAAATTGATGTTGCTAAAAAATCGGAGAAGTATATGAACCAAGAAGGCAAATTCAGTGCTAAGGCAGTATTAGAAGCAAGTTTAGGCAAAATGACCGGTAGCAGAAAATCAAGTTACCAACCATTAACAGATAACGTTAAAATTATTGTAAGACATAATAAAGATGTTAACGAAGAAGTTAGAGGTGCAAGAAGCAGAAACATTCATAGCATATTAATACAACGTGGCGAAGAAAAATTTAAAATGGCTGAAAACAACTTATCAGCCGCAAGAGCAATGGCACGTCATTTACATAATGGTGGCGAAACATTTGATCCGATTGGTGAATCAATAACATCGATGGCTAAAGACTTTGGAAAATTAAAAGAATTTGTTAGATATGTGCGTAGTTCAAACTTAGTTAATGAAACTAATCAAGAATTTGTTGATTTAGCATTTGAAAACATAGAACACATTAAAACAAACTTAAAAAGATTAAGCGGTGTTAAGTCATATGCAACTGCATGTGAAACAGTACAAGATTATAATAACGTCGAACTACTACAAGACGATTTAGATTTAGAGAGTAAATTTACAGAAACACATTTTGATGATAAAGTTGCTAACGTAATGGATAACATCAAAGCAATGGCAAGTAGAAAAACCGCATTTGAAACAAAAATTACGAATGCTATTGCTATTGAATCATTTAAAGGCGTTAAAGGAATACTTGCAGAAGACGACGGAATGGATTTTGCTACACCAGAAGCAAAACTTGGACATCAAGTTAGCCAATTAGGTTATACAGCAAAAGATAAAACATTAGGTAACTACTTACACGGCATTAGTAATAAACTATCAAACGGTGGACAACTAACACAGTTTGAGTATGGTGCAATTAAAAGCAGTTTACTAAGTGCAAGTCAATACAACGAAAGCATACAGTTTGAAGCAAGTGCTGAAGACTCATATGAATCGTTTATTAACCAATTTGTAGAAGAGTAACTACAAACAAATCATAAATACTTACGTTGAAGGAAATTAATTTCCGGAAATAGTCAGATAAAGGTTGACTTTATCTGTCAGATAACTTATAATAAAAAACTGGTAGTATATTTTTATATTACCGAACATGGCAAATATGGCAACAATAGGAGAAACATCATGGCCTCATTAGCAGAAATTAGAGCAAAGCTCTCATCAATGGAATCGAAACCCGGTTCTAACTCACCACAACAAAGCGACAACGCAATTTATCCTTTCTGGAATATTGACGAAGGTACATCAACTGTACTAAGGTTTTTACCAGATAGCGATGCTGACAATACCTTCTTTTGGGTAGAACGTCAAATGATTCGTTTAACTTTCCCAGGAGTTATTGGAGGCGAAAATCGTCCAGTAACAGTACAAGTTCCTTGTATGGAAATGTGGGGAGACACTTGTCCAGTACTATCCGAGGTTAGACCTTGGTTTAAAGATCCTTCTTTAGAAGATATGGGTCGTAAGTATTGGAAAAAAAGAAGTTACATTTTCCAAGGTTTCGTAACAGATAACCCTTTAAATGAAACTGCTCCAGAAAACCCAATTCGTAGATTTGTAATCTCACCTCAAATCTTTAACATTATCAAAGGTGCTTTAATGGACCCAGATATGGAAAACCTTCCAACAGATTATGTTAATGGTACTGACTTCCGTCTTACAAAAACAACCAAAGGTCAATACGCAGACTACAGCACATCAAAATGGGCTCGTAAAGAAAGCGGTTTAACTGAAGACCAGTTAGGCGGTATTGATACTCACGGTTTGCATAATCTAAATGACTTCCTTCCAGCAAAACCAAGTGCTGAAGGTGTACAGGCAATTACAGAAATGTTTGCCGCATCAGTCGATGGCGAAATGTATGATCCTCAAAGATGGGGACAATTTTACAAGCCATATGGACTTGATATTCCTAAATCATCGGGCACACAAACACAGGCAACTGTGGCACCTGCCCAAGCACCTGCACCTGCACCAGCAGTAGCAGAAACTCCAGCACCAGTTGTTGAAACTGCACCAGCAGTAGCACCAGCAGTTGCACCAGCACCAGTTGAAACTGCACCAGCAGAAGCAAGTGGCGATGCCGGCAAAAAGTCAGCAGATGATATTTTGAATATGATTCGTAACAGACAGTCGTAAGGAGTTACTATGCAAAAACCATTTGACTTAACAAAGTTCAGAACTGGTATCACAAAAAGCATTAGTGGTATCAGTGCAGGATTCCATGACCCAAGGGATTGGATTAGCACTGGTAACCACACTCTCGACTATTTGATTAGTGGAGACTTTGCCGGGGGTGTTCCTCTCGGTAAAGTAACGGTGTTTGCAGGTGAATCAGGATCTGGTAAATCATTTATATGTTCTGGTAACATTGTAAGGAATGCACAAAAACAAGGATGTCAAGTTGTATTATTTGACTCTGAGAACGCATTAGACGAACAATGGTTACAAGCATTAGATGTAGAAACAACACCCGATAAACTATTAAAAATTAGT